CTGATGAATACCTGATAGATCTGAATGCATCTCGGGCTTACAGAGTTGCATATCCGAGAGTAAAAGACGGAGATACAGCAGCAGCTGCCGCAAGTAGATTACTAAAAATTAAAGATGTGTCTGAGTATATCAGTGTTCGAATGCAGGAGCGGAGCGAAAGAACAGAAATCACACAAGATCGAGTGCTTAATGAATTAGCATCGATCGCCTTTGCAAAAGCTACAGATTACGCCGAGGTCCAAGATGGACAAGTAATTATAAAAAATACCGCAGATTTATCTGATACGATGGTAAGAGCAATCGCGGGAATCAAAGAAGGGCGCAACGGTGTTGAAATTAAGCTGAATGATAAAGAAAAAGCATTAGAACTGTTAGGAAGACATCTCGGAATGTTCAAAGACCGCATGGAAGTATCTGGTCTGGAAGAAGAAAAATCCAAACTCGATGATCTGATCAATCAGATGCGAGGTGGGTAAATGAGTGTATATTTTTGAAAATGTAAAAGTGCATATGGATATTGTTGGGAATATAAAGAAAATGATTAATTAATATTCTTTTTTGTATAGGGGGTGATTAATTCCAATGAGTTCCGAAAGATTATTATTATCTAAAAAGTACAAAGCTTTTATAAGGTGTGATGCGCCTGTTGAGTTCTTGGAAGGTTAGCACAACGGCAGCAGGTAAAACGACAGTAGGTCTCTTCAAGTTCATGCTTAAGGTAGCAGAATCTCCAAAGAAACTGCATATCCTTGCAGCGAAAGATACCGGTACCGCAGAAAAGAATATTATCAACAAAGATTTAGGGATTATCGATGATTTTGGGCAGTTAGTCGAGTACCACGGAAACGGAACCAAAGACGATAAGATTCCGCATCTACTGTATCACACAAGCAAAGGCGATAAGGTAATTTACGTACTTGGATATGGGGATAAACAGAAGTGGCAAAAAGCCTTAGGTGGTCAGTATGGCTGTCTATATATTGACGAGATCAACACAGCAGACATCGACTTTGTAAGAGAGTCTGCTATGCGATGTGATTATCTGATGGCAACATTGAATCCTGATGATCCAGCACTGCCAATCTACAAAGAATACATAAATTGTTCCAGACCACTCTCAGAGTGGGAGCAGGAAACACCAAAAGAAATAAAAGATGAGTTGAAAGAAGAACCAAAACCTAACTGGGTCCATTGGTTCTTTTCTTTTGTTCATAATTTGGGATTACCAAAAGAAAAACTAGACAAGATCATTGCAAATACTCCAAAAGGAACGAAGATCTGGAAGAATAAGATTGAAGGACTGAGAGGAAAAGCAACAGGTCTTGTCTTTTCGAATTTTGATCGAAAACGGCATGTTAAAACTAAAGCATGGCTAAAACAGCAGTTTAAAAATGATGAGATAAAGATAAAAATCGTCACGGCAGGGCTAGACACTTCCTATTCTTCTGAGTCTGAAGATACGATCGCGATGGTTTATCAGATCATTACAACAGATCGAAAGGTAATAACAGTAGATGAAGAAATTTATAGCAATGCAGACTTAACAATTCCGTTAGCACCATCCGATACAGTGGAACGCTTTATTGAGTTTTTGGAAAGAAACAGAAAAGAATGGGGATTTGCAAGAGATGTATTCATAGATTCAGCCGATCAGGCAACGATCACAGAATTGAACAAACACAAACGTCTGCATGGCAGTGCCTATAATTTCATTCCGGCATACAAGAAAACGACGATCATAGACAGGATCATGCTGCAGATCTCATGGTTGCAACAGGATGCCTATTTAGTCCTTGAACATTGTGTTAACCATATCTCAGAACTTGAACGATACAGTTGGAAAGAAGATAAGAACAATGAACCAGAGGATAGAAACGACCATACGATCAATGCCAGTCAGTATGCATGGCTGCCATACAAGATGCAAATAGGAGACAAAGATGAAATGGGTGGATAATATCATGGAAAAAGTAAAAGGAGGGATTCGCAGTTGGTTAAATGTACAGCCGGCGAATCCCTCAAGAATCAACATAACTGAAACATTGGATTACGAAGCAAATGCAATTAAAAACCGTATCTGGTACAGAGGGGACAGCAACGAACTGGAACAGCTGTACCGGCAACTTGTTATCAATACAAGCCGGCAGAGTTTCTGGGCGGCGGAGTGCAGTCCAGGGATGGAGATCAATAAGATTCATACAGGACTTCCATCGCTGATCGTGGACATGCTCACAAGTGTGACTCTTGCCAGTCTAAACGATTTTGATTTTAAAAAGAAGCAGGATCAGGATATTTGGGATGAGATCGCGAAAGAGAACAAGATCAAGAAGCGACTGGAGAAAGCAACGAAAGAAACTCTGTACATCGGAGATGGAGCTTTTAAGGTCACATTTGATACAAGTCTTTCACAGTATCCGATCATTGAGTACTATCCTGGAGAACGACTTAATGTCAAAAATAATCGTGGCAGGATCACAGAGATTGAGTTCAAAACGGTTTATGACTACAAAAGAAGAGAATATATCCTGCATGAGTATTACGGCTATGGGTATATCAAATATAAACTGACCTGCAATGATAAGGAAGTACCGCTTGATGCACTGGATGAAACAAGAAACTTGCAGAACTTGGCATTCTCAACATACCAGGAAGGTAAAGATGGAGAAGTCAAACAGCGTGGCGAATATATGCTCGCTGTACCGCTTATGTTCTTTGAATCTGGAAAATGGGATAGCAGAGGGCAGAGTATCTTTGATCGTAAAATTGATGCGTTCGATGCGTTCGATGAAGCGTTCAGTCAATGGATGGATGCAGTGCGATCCGGACGAAGTAAAGAGTATATTCCAGAATGTTTCATTCCAAGAAATCCAGAAACAGGAGCGACATTACCAGTGAATCCGTTTGATAATCGATACATCAAAACAGATTCCGACATGCACGAAGGTGCAAAGAATGAGATCGTATTGCAGCAACCAGAGATTCCGCATGAAAGCTATCTATCAGCATACATAACAGCACTGGATTTATGTTTGCAAGGTCTGATCAGTCCGTCAACGTTAGGGATTGATGTAAAGAAACTGGATAACGCAGATGCACAGAGAGAAAAAGAGAAAGCTACACTTTATAGCAGAAATGCGATCGTAGGTGCATTACAGGAAGATTTGCAAAGTCTGATCAAGGTAAGTATCAAAGCATACCGTGAACTAAATGGACAGAACAGTAATGATGATGTCGAGGTAGATGTAACGTTTGGTGAATATGCCAATCCATCTTTCGAGAGTCAGGTTGAAACTGTTGGAAAAGGAAGATCACAGGGAGTCATGAGTGTTGAAGCATGTGTGGATGAGTTGTATGGAGATTCCAGAGATGATGAATGGAAGAAACAAGAGGTCGCAAGACTGAAAGCAGAACAAGGAATCATGGAAGTAGAAGATCCGGCAGTCAATACGGCAGCAGGAGATTTTCAGATAGGAGAAGTAAATGGTAGTGATGATAATGAACCACTCGTACAGGATGAGCCGACAGGAGACAAAAAAGTTCCTAAGACAGATGAGTGATCACGTTCCGTTTGGTATTTATGCGATTGAGAAAAACGGAATCATCGAGATGAGAAAGGACAGGTGTGGTAGCATGTCAAAACTCAAAGAGATGAAACGCGAGTTCAAAAGACAAGGGTATAAAGTGTATTACAACACAGGTGAAAGATGAATGATTACGATATTCAAGAAGCGCTTAAGCGGATAGAAGATGAACTGATCGCATCGATGATGCGTAATATGCAGCGACACCGAGCAGAAGAAACAAAAGAAGGTATCGAATGGGGGATGTGGCAGGCAGAACAGTTAAGAGCTTTAGAAGAGTACCGCAAGAGAAATGCAAAAAAATATAACGGCCAATTTGAAGAAATCAATTCAAGCATTCCTGCGATTATTAGCGAATCTCGAAAACGTGGGTACCTTGACCAGGAAGCACATATCCTCGAAACGATCGGGCAGGCATCTGGCGGTTCAGGAGATATCGATGGAGCATTCTTCAAGATTAATGATCGCAAGATGAACGCACTGATCGATGCAACTGTATCTGATATGGGTAATGCAGAGACAGCGATGCTAAGACGTGCAAATGATCAGTATCGAAAAACAATCTTCAATGCGCAAGTATATGCGAACAGTGGTGTTGGCACTTATGAAAAAGCTGTAGACATGGCAACAAAAGATTTTCTTGCTGCAGGCATCCAATGTATCCAGTATAAGAATGGATCCATGCATCGAATAGAAGAATACGCAGGTATGGCAATCCGAACAGCAAGTAAGAGAGCTTATCTTACCGGAGAGGGAGAAAAGCGTAAGGAATGGGGATGCCACCTCGTGATCATGAACAAGAGAGGGAATCCGTGTCCAAAGTGTCTGCCATTTGTTGGAAAGATTTTAATTGATGATGTGTGGAGTGGTGGAAGCAGTGAGGATGGAAGTTATCCATTGATGAGTTCTGCAATGGCAGCAGGACTTTATCATCCAAACTGCAAAGACAGTCACACAACATACTTCCCTGGAATCAGTACACCGCCAGACGATAAGTTTTCAAAGGAAGAGATCAAACAGGTTGAGGAGGATTATAAAGATGATCAGAAACAACAATATGCCAAAAGACAGGAAGAGAAGTTTGGAAGACTGGCTAATTATTCTTTGGATCCAATGAATAAAAAAGTATATGCTTCAAGGCAAGAACAATGGAAACATGTACGAATGCGGACAGGGAACAAAAGCAGTCAGGAATATGCTGAATCAAAGAGACCACTTGCTAATTTTATGGCACTTCCACAAAATAGAGTTGTCGATGTTTTGAGAAAAGAATCTGCGAGTTGGATTGAAAGCCTGTCAGGAAAAGAAAAACACGCAATCGAAAAATATACATATAATTCTGGTGACAGAAAACCCGATCGATTTTTTGAACGATTGAATGGAATGCTTAGAGGTGACAGACCAGAAGATACAGCTCTTGCAGAATATGCGAGAACATTGTCTGTAGCTATACAAAAGAATGAATTAAGGCACGATGTAATTTGTTATCGAAATGTGGATTTAGATTTATATTCAGATTTAACAGATGGTGATATATTTAAAGAAAAACAGTTTATCAGTACTTCAGTAGTAAAGAAAGCAGCGCTAGATAAGAAATATAAGGTTACAATTTATGCACCGAAAGGCAGTAAATGCGCATATATAGAAAAACTTAGTAAATATCCAAAACAAAGAGAGCTATTACTTGACAAAGATAGTTTATTCAAGGTAATATCAAAGAAAGAAAACGAAATAGAATTGCAGGTGATTATATGAAAATGACAAAGGAACAAAAAGAATCTTATCAGGCATATAAAGATAGAATTTCAGAGCCGACAAAACCAATCAAATTAACACAGGAAGAGATTGAACAATTAAAAAAAGAAGGACGTATTTAGTACCACTGATCAGAAATGGTTGGTGGTATTTTTATACTCATTTTTAAGGAAAGGAGGACCAGCAATGAAAGTAAGAGTAACTTACAATTATCACGACAGAAAACTTGGTTTTGAAAAACGTGTTGGAGATGAGTTCGATGTTACAGAAGAAAGAGGTCAGGTATTGATCGCGGCAGGTGTAGCAGAAGAGATCATTGAACCAGCAGAAGAAGAACCAGAAACTCAGAAAGCAACTGAGAAAGAAGAAAAACCAAAAAGAAACACAAAGCCAAGAAAGTAAGAGGTGATCCATAAATCTCGGTAGCAGACGTTCCGTTAAGACGTCTTATTTTTATGCTCCAAACACGATAAGAGGGTAAAAGATGCGTGGGCGGTGACACCGAAGACAATGGATAATTGGGAGACACCCACAAAATGGAAAGGAGCAGCAATGAAAAAGAAATTAAACATGAATCTACAGTTTTTTGCGGAACCAGGATCAGAACCAACGGGAGGACAGGGAGAACCTGCACCACAGCCAGGAGCAAATCAGACTCCGCCGGCAACTGATCCACCACAGCCACAGATTGACTACAATAAGATTCAGCAGATGTTAGATGGAACATTAGCAGCAAAAGAAAACACTGCATTAAAAGCCTACTTTAAACAGCAGGGCTTAAGTCAGGAAGAAGCTGAGCAGGCAATGCAGGCATTTAAACAACAGAAAGCTGCAAATGAACCAAACATCGAAGCAATCCAGAACGAGGCACAGAACGCACAGCAGATGGCACAGAAAGCCATGATCGAGCGTGATGCTTATAAGTTATCTGGAGAACTTGGAATCGACTTAAAAACAATGCCTTACGTGTTAAAACTGGCAGACATGTCACAGGTCGTACAGGATGGAAAGATCGATTCCGAAAAATTAAAAGAAGCATTAAACAAAGTATTGGAAGATGTGCCACAGTTAAAACCACAGGAACAGCAGCAGACAGGATTCCGTCAGATCGGAGTTGGTCAGCAGCATAGCGGAGAGACTGGTGGCAATACACCACAGCAGAAAGCGGTACCAACAAAACGATGGAACCGCTTTAATTAGGAGGTAAGAAAGAATGGCATTAAATTATGCACAGGTATGGGAGCCGGAACTCCTGGAGATCTTAATGCAGGGAACATTAACTTCTCCATTCGTAACATCAAATGTAACATGGTTGGATGCGAAAACATTCCACTTCACACAGATGTCTGTATCTGGATTCAAAAACCACAGTCGAAATGGCGGATGGAACAAAGGAACTTATGCACAGACAGATACTGCATTTACCGTAGAACACGACAGAGATGTATCATTTCTTGTTGATAAAGCAGATGTCGATGAGACAAACGCAACAGCATCTATCCAGAATATTTCCAAAGTCTTTGAACAAACTCAGGTAGTTCCAGAAACAGATGCGTTATTTTTCTCTAAAGTAGCACAGGCTGCACAGAAAGTGACTGGATATCACAGCTCAACAGCTTCCAGTGATTATACAAAAGCAAATGTATTCAGCAAGTTAAAAGGATTCCTTGCAGCAGGAAAACTTCGCAGATACAAAGCGAATGGATCACTGATCATGTATGTATCATCTGCGATCATGGATCTGTTAGAACTGTCTACAGAATTTACTCGTAAGATTGAGATGACTCAGATCGCAGAAGGCGGTATGGGAATCGAAACACGAGTCACAGATATTGATGGCGTAACACTTATGGAAGTTATCGATGATGAACGCTTCTATGATAAGTTTAACTGGGAAGTTGAAGAAGGCGGATTTGCACCAGTAAAGAAAGACGCAGGTAAATCCGTAACAGGATCACATAAGATCAATGTGCTGATCGCATGCGGACAGACATGTAAGACAGTTCCTAAGATCTCATCCATTTATTACTTTGATCCAGGAACACACACAGAAGGTGATGGTTATCTGTATCAGAACAGAACTTTATCTGACGTATTTGTATTCCCGAACGGAAAAGATGGCAAGGTTGATTCTGTTTACGTTGACGTAGACACTACGGAATATACAGAAGTGTAGGAGGTGGTGCATATGGCACTCGCCTCTTATGCGGATCAGGAGTATTATGAAAAAGTCAGCGGTGTAATCATAACGGATGATCTTGAAAGGAGACTGTATATCGCAAGCCGACACATTGACACACTTACATTTAACCGCATTGTAGCAAGAGGATTTGAGAATCTGACAGAGTTTCAAAAAGATGTGATTCGTCTGGTTGTCTGTAGACAGGCAGATTTTGAAGCAGAGAATGAATCTCTGATCAACAGTGTCTTAAGTTCTTATTCGATCAATGGTGTGTCAATAGGAATCAATGCCGGTGGATGGAATGTGACAGTTCAGGATGGAGTGATCATGAAAGCTGACAATTATGCAATGCTAGAACAGACAGGATTGTGCTGCAGGAGATTGGGGGCGATCTGATGAAATGGCCAGAGTTAATTCCAAAATCAATGTGTCAGGCGGATATTCACATTCGAATTGACAGCGAAGAGATTGGAGAGGAAGGGCAGCCGATCACTCTGATCGATGCAGATTTCAAATGCAATTATCAGGACAAAGCGAAAAGAGTTATGACAAATGAGCAGAAGATCGTACAGGTTACGGGATCTGCTCTTTTTTGTGGAGATATCGCTCCAGATGTACCAGTGATCAGTTGCGGTGTCGCAACAATCTTTGGAGTTGAGAGAGTGATCGTAAGTGGAGAGAAAGCAAGAAATCCCGATGGGACGGTCAATTATACCAGATTGGAGTTGATGTGATGATCCGTTGCAATTCAATTATAAAAATCAACACACAGAGACTTCGGGAGCTTTCACGGGCACAAGTCACAGCACTGGAAAAGACAGCAGAAGCTTTGCATACCGAAGTGGTACAAGCTCAGGTTATGCCGTTTGATACAGGAAATCTGCAAAATGATAATACATTTGTAGATTATACTTACAGCAAAACAGGACATGCAAGGATTGTATCTACAACGCCATATGCCAGAAGGTTATATTTCCATCCGGAATACAATTTTCAGACGTACGAAAATCCGTTTGCAGGCGGTGAATGGTTTAATCCTTGGCTTCCAGGCGGATTGTATGAAGATTTTGCGCAAAAAGCATTTAAGAAACTGTACCGAAGGGAGAGTGGCGTATGATTTTGTTAGCAGATGTAAAAGACTGGCTGAAAACAGTATTTGAAGCTGATCACTATTACACAGGAAAGTTAGACAACAAAAAAGACAGATCCATTGGAGTGTATCAACGAAGTTCCTATGCTCCAAAACGGTATGCAGTAGGTGGATATAAGAAATATGATACGAAAAGTATATCTGTCTTAGTCCACTGGAACAACAATTCAAAAGAAACAGAACAGGCAGCAGCCGAACTGTTTGAAATATTAGAAATACAGAAACAATTCATGATCAAAGATACAAAAGTAGATTTCTTATCCATGCAGGTTCCTGAACCAGTAGATGTTGGAACGGATGACAAAGGAATCTATGAACGTGTCATTTGGTTTGACATTTATTACGAAAGGAAGGTAGACGATGAGCGAAACAGCTAAAAGCGGAGTATATCCTTGCTACGAAAATCAGTTTCAGATCGACACTGCAGCATCTGGATCAGAAGCAGCTATGAAAGATATCGCAGAATGTGAAACATTTGATGTGTCCTTTGATAACGGCGTAGAAGAATGGAATCCCTTTGATACAGAAGGGTGGACACGCAGATTAATGACCGCAAAATCCGTTACGATCTCAGTTACAGCAAAACGAAATGTAGGAGATGCCGGAAATGATGCGGTTGCAGGATTGGCATGGAAAAATGGAAGGAATGTAGAGAAAGATTTTCAGTGGACGTTCCCGGATAAAACAGTTGTCAAGTTTGCAAGTGCAGTTATCAATGTGACAAATGTAGGAGCAGGAGATTCTACAGCAGTTGCACCTCTGGAATTTGAAGTACAGAGCAACGGTAAACCAACAGTAACACCAGGAGTTTAGGAGAGGGAAACCTCTCCTTTTTTGAAAGGGAGATAAAATGGGAAAAGTAGTAGATATTACAGATAAGCTGAAATTTGAAGAGAATCCGGCATTAGTGATCAACGGAAAGAAATATGAAGTGAATGCAGATGCGACAACTATGATCGAAGTCATGGGAGAGTTAGGAGATGCAGAAGACGATGTGACTCCAGGGACGATCTCAAAACTTTGCAAGCTGATCTTTACAGATAAAGCACAGAAAGACTTAGCAAAGCTTCATTTGAAATTTGATGATTATACCGTAGTTGTTCAGGAAGCAATTTCATTAATTTCTGGAACCGATGGTGAAGAAGAATCGGGGGAGTAGTTGATCCTGGATATGATCTGTTTGAAGATTGGGACCTGATCGTATCTTCATTTGCGGAGCAGTATGGAATCAGAATCTATTCCAAAGAATTTAAGGAAATGCAATGGCACGAGTTCAAAGCGCTGCTTTGTGGAATAGGACCAGATACATCTTTAGGACGGATCGTATCCATCCGATTAGAAGATGACAATGAAGTGATCAAAGAGTTTACTTCGGAACAAAAAGAGATCAGAAACAAGTGGAGAAGAAAAGCCGCTAAGACAAAGACAGAAAAAGAAACGAATGATTTCTTAGAAACGATGAAACAGGCATTTATTGATATGGCAGGAGGTATAACAAATTGAAAAGATAAAATGTAAAGAATGCGGACAGACATTGATGGTCGCAGAATATGTAAAAGGGGAAATTAAATGTCCCCGATGCAAACAGGTAAATATAGTATGGATCCGCAAAGGGAAGAGCATAGGTAAGCACCGTTGTAGTAGCTAAGCCAGCCTACTTTGTGAAAAAGCAAGGTAGGTGATAAGTATGGCAGCAGATAGTGCAGGACAGATCGGCTTAGATCTGGTGATCAATCAGCAACAATTTAATAAACAGTTAGGTGGAATACAGAACCTCGCAAAGAAAACAGGAAAGATGCTTGCCGGTGCTTTTGCTGTAAAAGGATTAACAAGTTTTGCGAAAGACTGTATTGAGCTAGGATCAAATCTGACAGAGGTACAGAACGTTGTCGATGTAGTATTTCCAACAATGAACAAAAAAGTAAACGAATTTGCACAAAATGCAGCAAGTACATTTGGACTTTCTGAAACGATGGCAAAGAAGTTTACCGGAACATTCGGAGCAATGGCAAATGCTTTTGGATTTTCTGAAAAAGAATCGTACAAGATGAGCACAGCTCTTACTGGACTTGCTGGAGACGTTGCTTCTTTCTATAACATTTCGCAGGACGAAGCTTTCACGAAACTGAAATCCGTGTTCTCTGGAGAAACAGAAACGTTAAAAGATCTCGGTATTGTAATGACACAGACAGCGCTTGATCAGTACGCACTGGCAAATGGATTCGGTAAAACGACCAGTGCCATGACGGAACAGGAGAAAGTAGCCTTAAGATATGCATTCGTACAGCAACAGTTGCAGAATGCGACAGGGGACTTTTCAAGGACCTCTGATCAGTGGGCGAACCAGATCAGAATTTTATCTTTGCAATTTGATTCCCTGAAAGCTTCAATTGGACAAGGATTGATTAATTTATTCTTGCCAATCGTAAAAGTAATTAACTTGGTGCTTGGAAAATTAATGACTCTTGCAAATGCATTCAAGTCGTTTACAGCAATGATCATGGGCAAGAAGACCAGTGGAGCGTCAGCAAGTCTTGATAAGACGGCGACAAGTGCAGGAAAGGTATCTAACAGCTTAAACAATGCGACAAGTTCCGCAAATAAGCTGAATAAGTCGACAAAGAAAGTTGGAGACACAGCCAAAAAGACGGCAAAGAAGATATCTGGATTGATGGGATTTGATCAGATCAATAAATTGACTGAAACAAAAGGATCATCTGGATCAAAGAGTTCTACACCATCTTCTGGTACAGGATCCGCAGCAGGTGGAGCATCTGGTGGTAATGTAGATATGGGCTCTCTTCCCAAGGGAGAAGATGAAAAAGCCACAAAACTCGGAAAAGGCTATGATAATCTTAGAAAAGCAATTGATAAGTTAAGAGTAGCTTTTAGTGCGTTTAGCAAGGTTGCAATAGGAGCTTTCAAATGGATCTGGAAGAACATGTTAGTACCGCTTGGAAAATGGACAATGCAGAAACTTGCTCCAAAACTGATTGAATTATTAGCTGCAGCATTAAATGTACTGACAGCAGTATGCAAAGCATTGCAGCCGCTATGGCAGTGGGCATGGGATCACTTATTCAAACCGCTTGCTAACTTTGTCGGAGATGCGATCATCGGATTCTTAGATCTTCTGGTTAAGGGTTTGAATGGATTAGCAAACTGGATCAATAAACACCAGGGCGCGGTGCAAAACATAGCAATTGTGATAGCGAGTTTCTTTGGTGCATTTAAGTTAGTTTTTTTTGTGACAGCTGTAATCCCGATCATGGCCAAAGTCGCAACGGCATTTGGCACATTTAGAAAAGTGGTTACATTCTTAGGTGGACCATTAAAAGCAATCATCAGCGTATTTAAAAATCTTCCGCTGATTTTCTCGTTGATAACAGGCCCTGTAGGAATTGCCGTAGCGGTGATTGGTGGATTGATCGCAGCTGGATTATTATTGTGGAAGAATTGGGATAAGATTAAAAAATCCAAGTTCGCCAAATTTTTATCAGGCATTGTAACAAGTTTCAAAAATTTATTGAAATGGGTAAAGAAAAATGTTCATCCGATTAAAGCGTTCAAGAAGCTTTGGGAAGGTATTAAGAATAAAAAAGCCAAACTGGAAGCTGAGGTAAAAGAAAAGGTTAAAGGCGCACTTGCATCTTTAAAAGAAAGTTGGGAATCTGTTAAAGATAAAGCTGCATCGTTGGTAGCAGAAGCGAAAGAAAAGGCAGATGGTGCTATTGCCAATCTGAAAGAAGGATGGGATTCCATTCAGGACAAGGCAGCAACATTAGTTGCAAAAGTCGAAGGAGCATTGGATACAACAAAAGACTGGTGGTCCGATGTGAAACAGAAGGCAGCAGAAAAAGTTGCTGGAGTCGTGGCTAAGGTTCAAGGTGCATTAGATACCGCAAGGGACTGGTGGTCCAATATTAAGGAAAAGGCAAAAGAGAAGATTGGAGATATTGCAGCTAAGGTTCAAGGTGCATTAGACACAGCACGCGATTGGTGGACTGGTGTGAAACAAAAAGCAGCAGAAAAAGTTGCTGGAGTTGAAGCAAAAGTTAAAGGAGTTCTAGACACAGCACACGATTGGTGGACTGGTGTGAAACAGGAAGCGGAAAAGAAGGTTGATGGCGCAGCAGCCAAAATTGATTTAGCTGTTGGCTGGGCAAAAGACTGGTGGAATAAACATAAGCCTAAATTCTCAGTAGATGCAGCTGTTGGTTTAGTGAAAGACTGGGCAAAAGACTGGTGGGATAAACATAAGCCTAAAAATATTGCAGTAAATGCAGCAATCAAATTAAAAAGCGGATGGGGATCAATAAAAACTTGGTGGAAAAAACATAAACCAAAGATTCCTAATTTAAGCACTATCTTAAAAATAAAAGTACCGAAGATTTCTCTGAAAATGAAATCAGCAAAAATATTAGGAAAAGAGATTAAATATCCAGCTGGGTTTAATGTGAAGTGGTTAGCTCAAGGTGGCTACGTAAAGAAAAACACTCCACAGCTAGCGATGATCGGAGATAACCGCCATCAAGGCGAGGTCGTAGCTCCAGAAGATAAGATGATCGCCATGGCAAAAAAAGCAGCAGAATTATCTGGTGGCAGCAGTAAAGATGATCAAATCATCCGCCTGCTCATGGAACTGATCAATGCTGTCAAATCTATTGATACAGATGTTTACCTGGATGGGAAGAAAATAACCAAAACCGTAAATGACAACAACAACGCAGATATCAGAGCCGGCAAACGACCGATATTGATCTAAGGAGAAATAAAATGGCAACACTGACATGTGGAAACACTGCATTGCCAGAGCCGGTTGAACTAAGCACTTCGGATGAGATCATCTGGAGTGCGAATACCGAACGATCATCATCAGGAGATATGATCGGAGAAGCAATTGCAGAGAAAAAGACATTGGATATCAAGTGGGGAGTCCTCACAGAGTCCGAAGTTAAGAAGATAAAAAATAATCTTGTGAAAGGATTCTTTCCGATCACATTTAGAGACATGGGAACAACACATACCATCACTGTATACCGAGGAACTCTTACAAAAGAACATCTGGGGTATATCGGAGATGGTACTTATTATTATAAAAGTGCGAGCGTTCAGATCGTGCAGAAATAGGAGAGATGGAAATGAAGTTAAAAGAGATTATGAGAATCCACAAAGGATTAGTAAAACAGTCAAGCAAAGTTTACACGGCAAAATTAGGATATGCAATTTCTAAAAATATGAAAGCATTCCGAAAAGCGATCGAAGAATATGATGAAAACCGCCTTAAGATCTGTGAACGATACGCAGAAAAAGATAAGGACGATAAGCCGATCGTGAAAGAAAACCAGTATGAAATGACAGAAGAAAGCAAAGAGATTGTAAATGAAGAAATCAAAGAACTGCAGGAAGTGGATACTGATATTGATATCATGAAAGTTTCATTCGCAGAACTTGAACGATGTGAAAATGCAGATCGCTATGACATCCCATCTGTTGCAGATATTGAAGACCTGATGTTTATGATCGAAGACTAAGCCGGAGGTGATGCTATATGTATCAGGCAAGTAAAAAATTTGGCGATGCAATAGCAGGGTCAAACAGAAAATTTAATACAAGGCTTCTGGAGAACGAAAAAGTATTAGTAGAATCTGTAAAGAATTTTACAATAACGTCTGGTGCGGAAGAAATAACAATCGGGAGTGCAGTGGCGAGCTATGTTCAGGCAACGATTGAGAATAAAGGAATTGCATTGTCTGGAAAAGAAGTCAGCTTGGAGATCGGCGTGGAAGTCGATGGAGAGATGGAATATATTCCGATGGGGTTATATACGATCCAGAATCCCAAGATTGAAAGCAACAAGATTACGTTTACTGCATATGACAGATTAGCAAGCAGATGCAATGGGGCATATTATTCTAAATTAAGTTATCCAACGGATGCAGTAGATATATTGGCTGAAATCAGCACGATGACAGGCGTGGCGATTGATACATCTACAGTACAGCGAGGAATCCAGATCAATCAAAGAGCAATCATTGAGGAAGGTGATTACAACGAAGAAACCGATGAAAGCGAAGTGATCACAACATATGTAAATCCTTTTGATGGATATACATACAAAGAAACCATCGGATTTATCGCAGGATTATTTGGCAAATTTGCTATATGTGGAAGAACTGGAATGATCGAGTTTCGATGGTATCAGGGTATTGATTACGAGATTCCAAGCAATATATTTTATAACGATCTGCAAGAAACAGAAGAAAGTTTCAGTATCAAAAGATTGACATGTGATAACTCAGATCAGACACTTTCATCTGGATCAGGAGCTACCGGCATAAGTATGCAAAATCCGGTTATGACACAGAGTATATTAGACGGTGTTTACAATACTGTCCAAGGCTTAGTATTCACGCCTGCAGCATTAAGATTTATCGGAGATACAAGACTTGACATCGGAGATATTGTTACTGCTGTAAAAAATGATGGCACGAAATTCACAATACCGATCATATCATTGATAACAAGTTATGACGGTGGATTGATGCAGACAATTGCAAGTTATGGGAATACCGCCGAGGAAGATGATTCTGACACAAAAGGTCCTATAACCGAAATGGCAGAACGAGTTGAGTACGAATTAGCGTTTGTAAAAAAACTCATGGTGGATAATCTGATAGCGACAAATGCAACGATCAAGAATCTGTCTGGAGATGTTTTGAAATTTAAAACAGGCGAGTTTGAAACTTTAAAAACTGATGTGGCCAATTTTAAACAAACATTCACAGATGACTTACAGGCGTCAAATGCAAAAATTAACACCTTAGAATCTGACCATGCAACATTTAAAGAAGCAACTGCGACAAATCTAAATGCAACGAATGCTAGAATTGCGAATATTGAGGCTGATTACCTAAAAGCTACAGATGCAAAACTTACCTATGCAACGATTACGAATTTAAATACTACCAATGCTGAGATTACGAAGCTGAAAACAAAAGATGCAGAGATCGATAAACTAGTTGCAACAAAAGCTACGATCACAGACCTTAATGCAGCAGTCGGCAGAGTTGGACTGTTGGAAAGTAGTTATGCTAATCTCAACACGTTAGTAAACGGCAATCTTACATCTGACAACATTCAGAACTTAACATTGACCTCAAAGAATACAACGATTGAAAACGGCATGATCAAAAATGCAATGATTGAGAATCTGTCGTTTGATAAGATCATAGGTATGGACATTAATACAACAAATCTGACGGTACATAGTTCTGATGGTAAGTCAAAATGGAGTGACAATACAATCCAGATATCTGATGCAAACCGTGTGAGAGTCCAGATCGGAAAAGATGCTTCGAATGACTATAGCATGTCTGTCTGGGATAAGAATGGAAATCTGATATGGGATGCACTTGGAGCTACAGAGAAAACGATTCAGAGAAAGATTATTCGAGATGGAATTGTAGCGGATGATGCAAATATTTCTGGTTCGAAACTGGATATTAACAGTGTGATCAAGGAAGTGAATGGTTCTACGACGAAACTGAAATCTTCTACAATCGTTATGAACGATAAGAACCAAACGTTAGACGTCGCGTTTAATGAAATGGAAACAACAGTAGCAGATAATCTGAGCAGTGCTAAGCTGTATGCGGATGGTAAGTTATCCGATGCACAGAAGTATGCCTTAGAACAGGCAAACAGTGCGTTGAGCAGTGCTAAGAGCTATGCTGATAGTGCTGTGGATAATATAGAGGTTGGGGGCAGGAATTTAATCTTAAATAGTGCTTTCAAGAAAAGTCGAAAAGAATGGACTGATTGGGGAAATCCTACTACTAGAGAAATCGTTTCTTCTAATGGTAAAATGTGGGCACATATTGTTGGCAATAAACAAAATTATCAAGGATTTAACCAATGGACTCCAGCGGGAAGTATTAAAGAGGGAGATCATATCACTTTTAGTGCGAGAATTAAAGGCAGTGCAGCGAATCAGAAATTTAGTGTTGGGATTCATTGGCTGAATAGTAGCAATATAATAATTAATCAAGACTGGCATATTTTTACAGTTGACACAACTGAAAACATTTATACGTGGACTGTTGATGCAAAAGGAAGTGGTTGCGATAAATTAAACTTAATGGTCGGAGTGTCTGATACTTCTGCTGCTTACAATGTTTATTTTACTGAAATTATGGTTGTAAAAGGTAACAAATCATCAGATTGGACTCCAGCTCCTGAAGATACACAATCTCAGATCGACAATATCACAGAGATCACAACATCTCACACAACAAGCATCAGTACGATGCAGGGACAGATATCAAGCCTGATTTCCGAAGATACAACGATCAAAGGAAGCTATGATGCTTTGTTAAGTCGATATAACGCTACTGTAGCTACCGTGGACAGTATAAAAACTACGATCGGCGAACATACAACAATTCTAAACAATCAAAATGACTCGATCATAGCTGTCACAACGAAAGCTAATACGATTGAATCTAATTTAGCAGGAACAACACAGACTATATCGGAAGTTAAGTCTGGTTTAACCGGAACACAGGAAAGAGTCACGAAAGTTGAAACAAGTCTGTCTGGTTTGATTACAAGGGTTTCTAGTACAGAAACGAATCTTGCTAATTTAGAAATTGGTGGAAGAAATTTAGTATTGCGCAGTAAGGATTTCACATCGGGTGATGATTACTGGTATATAAATGGTAATTACAGAAAAAGTATCGATGATGATGGGTTTACGGTTGTATCAATAAGCAGGAGTGGGGCTGGTTTAGAGTGGAATAGAATTATCCCACATGCTTTTATACCAGTTGAAGAAATGCATAGAGGAATTATTGTATCGTTTGATTTCATGTGCGACAAGGTTTCTGAATTGGATCGTGGATGTATTTGTGCATTGCAAACGTATAATAGCGGAGGCGGTCGTATTGGTTGGCACGAATCTCAAGATATATTATCTGGGACACAGTGTAAATTAAGTGCACCTTTATCTGACGGGAAATGGATCAGGGTGCAAGTTCCTTTTTCAGAGGGAGATCTTAAAAAAACTTATGTTAGTAGTTACGCCGTAGCATATACGAGTGTTTCATTACAACTAGTTAGTAATGGTTCAATACATTTTAAAAAAGTAAAAATTGAATATGGTAACAAAGCAACCGATTATACTGAAGCACCAGAAGATGTAGATCAGCAGATTACAGCTGCAGAAACAATAGCTAGTCAAACTGCTGATAAATTCAATTGGTTGGTTAAATCTGGTACAAATTCAACTGATTTTGAGTTAACTGATCGGACCGCTACATTAGTAGCATCTGCTATTAATATGAATGGGTTGGTTACTTTTAGTGGTTTAAATACAGATGCCAAAAACGAGATTGGAAAAGTAGCACAGAGTAAAGTCGATGGTTTAGAGGTTGGTGGTAGGAATTTGGCGTTAAATACTTCAAATAGTTATTCTATTGCTTACACTTCATTTAATGGTTCAGAAAATACTTGTTTTGGGGACTGTAAGGTAACGTGTAAGGGTATCGCTATTGGTGATGTTGTAACAGCGCATTTATATATCAAATACACTGATATAGTTCCTGTGTCTGGACAAACAGCAAGAATTTGGTTACAAGGGTCTGGAAATTTTACGGCATGGAATGATGGGGGGTTTGCACCTTCTGAACATAAAGCAATATCTGGTAATGGAGAATTTGAGTTCTTGTATAGTTTTACGATGAGTTCAAACATGTATATAAATACTTATTGGACATGTGCTCTTAGAACTGATTATATTAAAAGTGGTTCAATCCAATATAAAGCTTTTAAAGTCGAGAAAGGTAATAAAGCCACAGACTGGACTCCTGCCCCTGAAGACTATCTTCCACAAGCTAGTTTGGTGTCAAATTGGACAACTAATACTACATGGATTGATGGCGGTAAGATTTACACTGGTTCTATCACAGCCGACAAAATCGACGTTAATAGTATATTTGCCAAAGATATCACTGCAACAGGCACGATAACAGGTGTTACGTTAAAAGGTGCTAAGGGAGAGTTTAGTGGGAAAATCACAGCAAAAGACGGAACGATAGGATGCCTGAGTGTTAATAACGATTCACTTGTTGCTAAAGGTATAGATATAAATGGAGACACATCTATTATGTCTATAGAAAAAGGTTGTATAAATTTCGTCGATTCTAACACTACATGGGGGGATAAGTCATATTTATCTACGGGCGGATTACGTGTATATCAGTCTGCAACTAATTCTCACACAAGTTATGGAAGCGATGGAATATTCGTTCAGCATGACGATAAAGACAGTGTAGTTTGCGGCTATTATATATATAGTAGTGGTGAAATACAAACGTCCAATTGTCAAATGCGTATAACTAATGGTAATACGGGCATTGGTTGTATGTTGCGAAACGATAACGAATCTTTTTATATTTTAAGGACAGAATCTGGTCAACCTTATGGAGATTGGACTAGTGCTCGACCAATGCGTATTCAATGGTCTACATCTAATGTTTGGTTTGAAAATAATCTTTACGCTGGTAATGATCTAATTGCTGGTTCATGGATTTACGCAGGTAGTGGTGGACATTATACATGGAATGGTAGAACGGATGCATATATAGGTTGTGGTAACTATAATAACACAAACAATATTTATTATTATGCTGGATATCATGCGTTTTATGTAAACGGAGATTCTGGTTCTGGAATGATGTATATAGAAACATCAGGAGTTAGCTCCAGAAAAGGGTTCCGTAACAGCTCTGATGAAAGAATCAAGAAAGATTTTCAATATTTCGACGATGATTTCATTAAAAGTTATATGCAATTGGAACCGATTAAGTATAGATTCAAAGATGACACCGACATTTCCTATCACATAGGTTTCAAGGCACAGAATGTAAATAGTGTTTTGAACGATTATGGGAAATCTCACAACGAACAATTTGGAATATGTGCAACGCATCATATAGATCCAGAATATGCTGAAAAAACATATGGTGAAAAAAACATGACTGAAGTTTACACATTAGCATACGATGAATTGATCGGAGCAAACACATTTATGATCCAAAAGACCAGAAAAAATTTAATATATCAAGCAGGTCGAATCGACATGCAAGAAGCAATCATCAATGATCTGCAGACAAGATTACTGCAGGCAGAAAAAACAATAAAACAATTAACTCAGGCATTGGCTTAATCGCTGATGCCTATATTTATGCAAAAAAATGAAAGGAGCATAATTATGTTAGAAACAAAGAAAAGCACAACACTTACAGGAACAATCACAGTAAAGGATGGGGATGTAGATAAGCAGGTGGTTTATTTGTCTGCAAACGTCACGTCTGACGGAGCAGGTAATGATAATGTAAACCAGACAATTCAGGATCGGAATCTTTATAAAGCGAACAAAGTGCAGATCAGAAAAGATATTGCAGAGTTCACAAATAAGTTTTATGAGATTCAGGATGCAGAGGTAGAAGAATAGAATGAAAGAGAATATGGAAATCAGAGCAAGACCGCTGTGGGTCTTATTTTTTATGTGTAAAATAATAATTTTCTAACCAAAGAAAGGAAAGTGAGGGAAATGAAGAAAATGACAAACAATGTAATTGACACATATAACGCAGTGACCGGATCGATCGTGGCCGTACTGAGTTATATTTTAGGCGAACACTGGATTCTTTTTGTGGCTTATCTGGCACTGAATGTAGCGGATCAGTTTACTGGTTGGATGGGCGCGAAGATGGAAGGAAAAGTAAGTTCACGAATTGGCTGGAGAGGTGTCATGAAAAAGTTAGGATACTGGATCATGATAATGGTAGCATTCGGATCATCAGCAGTTTTCATTGAGATTGGAAAAGTAATTGGTGTAGATCTTGGGGTTACAACATTACTCGGATGGTTTGTATTGGCGTCATTGCTGATCAACGAGATTCGATCTATCGTGGAAAATTTTGTGGAAGCAGGATATAACGTACCCAAAGCATTAACAAAAGGTTTAGAAGTAGCAGACAAAGTAGTAAATAAAGATCAGGAGGAAGAATAA